AACATAATGCAGAAGAACGAGGTTTCGACTCATGTAGTTCCGTTAAACGATCTTCGGGAGCATGTAGGAGAAGCAACGTGTTGGTGTAACCCAAGAGTTGACGAGGAGTTGAACTTAGTTATTCACCATAGCGCAGACAATAGGGAAGCATTTGAAACAGGGGAAAGGAAGCCGACATGAATTGCAAAGACGATGTTGAGGAAAAGTTTATTCGCGATTGGAACGAAGGCAAAGTGCAACGCGTGTCTGACGGTAAAAGAATGGTTCCACAGCGCGAATGGGTAGGGCTGACAGATGAGGAGATTATGTCGCTGTTGCCGGGAGCAGTTAGGCTTCCACCGGGATGGGCAGATACAGTCCGAGCTATCGAAGCAAAGCTAAAGGAGAAGAACACATGACAATCGACATGAAAAAAATATGGTTTGTAGACGGACAAATCATTGAGGAACAAATACCTGAAGAAAAAATTTATGACCCGGAATGGGGTATTGATTACTGCAAATCATACGCCGAGCAGCTAAGAGATAAGACACGCGCAAACCGAGCGGAGCATGCCGCAGAGTGCATTGAATATCTTTTAAGTGTAGTTCAGAAAGAATGGGTTGGGCTGACTGATGATGAAGTAGATGACATAGGGTGTGATTTTGCAACCCTTGGTGGAGACATAGACGCTAAAGATTGGTTTGCATTTTATCTCGCCATCGAAGCAAAGCTAAGGGAGAAGAACAATGGATAACGTAAACAACCCCGCACACTATACACACGGTGGCATCGAGACGATTGATTTCATTGAAGCCAAGCAGCTAGGGTACAGCCTCGGTAACGTCATCAAATATGTTTCCCGCGCCGGTAAGAAAGGCGATAGGCTTGAGGACTTGAAGAAAGCACAGTGGTACTTGGCAAGAGAAATATATTACGAACAGAAACTAAGGGAGACTAAGCGATGACTACACCATTACTGATTGCTCTGTGGGTATCTTCTATCCTCACGTCGATGGGCTTGATTCTATTTGTACTTGGCGTTGCGGCGTACTACATTGGGAGGGAAAACTTTTGAGCCTTATTACCTTGGACTTTGAGACTTACTACGGTGATAAGTTTAGCCTCAAGAACCTGACCACTGAGGAATACATACGCGGTGATCAGTTTGAAGTGATTGGCGTTGGCGTGAAGTTTGATGATGACGCAGCGGTGTGGCACACGGGTACGCGGGAAGAAGTGCGTAAGGCGTTACAGTCATACAACTGGAAAGAGTCAGCACTGCTATGCCATAACACTCTGTTCGACGGGGCGATACTTCATTGGTGGTTCGGTATTACACCGGACGTTTACTTGGACACGCTGTGCATGGCTCGGGCGATACATGGTGTCGATGCTGGCGGCAGTCTCGCGGCTCTCGCTGAGCGGTACAAGATCGGGGCGAAAGGCGACGAGGTAGTTAATGCGTTTAATAAACATCGGTTGGACTTCGAGCCAGAAGACTTAGCGCGTTATGGTGAGTACTGTAAGAATGACGTGGAGCTTACCCACAAGTTGTTCTATCTACTGGCACCGCTGGTACCCGCGAACGAGATTAATCTAATCGACATGACGCTGCGTATGTTCACGCACCCGAAGCTGTATGTGGACGATGCGTTGTTGGTTGAGCGGTTAGATGTTATGCGTCAGCAGAAGCATGACCTGTTAGGTACGTTAAAAGAAAAGCTGGAGTGTGTGGACGAGGAAGCTGTCCGTAAGAAGTTAGCGTCGAACAAACAGTTCGCTGATGTTCTTTCCAGTTTTGGGATAACGCCGCCCCTGAAGACTAGCGTTACTACGGGTAAAGAAACTCTCGCGTTGGCTAAGAACGATGAAGGATTTATTGCGCTAACTCAGCATGAAGACCCGTTCATCCAGCAGCTGTGCGCGGTACGTCTTGGTACGAAATCGACCCTTGAGGAGTCTAGAATCTCTAGGTTCATCGACATCGGCAAGCGTAACAAAGGGCGGCTACCTATACCGTTGAAGTATTACGGTGCACATACAGGTCGGTGGAGTGGCTCAGACAAGGTGAACTTCCAGAACCTGCCAAGCCGTGACGAAGAGAAGAAGGCGTTGAAGAAAGCTGTAGTAGCGCCTGATGGCTATGTAATTATTAACTGTGACTCCTCGCAGATTGAGGCGCGGGTACTTGCATGGTTGGCAGGACAGGACAACGTGGTGCAGCAGTTCGCTGAAGGTAAGGATGTGTACTCGCTCTTTGCCACAGAGATTTACAACAAGCCGATCTCCAAGGCTAACCCTGTTGAGCGGTTTGTGGGCAAGACCTGCATCCTCGGGCTCGGGTATGGCACAGGCTGGAAGAAGTTGCAGCACACGTTGAAGACAACGAAGCCGGGCGCTGACTTACCCGACGATGAGTGCCAGACTATTGTGAGTACGTACCGGCGCGTCAACAGTAAGATTATTAAGTTTTGGAAAGAGTGCGACGAGGCGTTAGCGAACTTGGTAACGTGGGATGTGAAGGACGCGGAGAAGAAACCCATCGATAGCTATTTTCTTGGGTGCCATGATTCTTTAATAGTCTCTCGCAATGGTATCGAGTTACCTAATGAGATGAGCATTCGATACCCAGAGTTGAGATTCGACGTTTCGGAAGCTAAGTCTGAGTACAAATATAAATCTAGGAAGGGTGAGATCGGTATCTGGGGCGGCACAGTTGTTGAGAATGTTGTGCAAGCATTAGCTAGGATAGTCGTGGGCGAACAGATGCTGGAGATCAACAAAAGATACCGTGTGACTTTAACTGTCCACGATGCCGCCGTCATTGTTGTGCCGGAGGATGAGCTAGAAGAAGCCAAGGCGTTTGTCATTGAGGCGATGTCGAAACCCCCTACGTGGGCACCGACTTTACCCGTAGCATGCGAGGCGAAATACGGTACGAATTACGGCGAATGCTGATAATATGTATTGACAGTGTTTACTAAAGGAAGTCGCATGCAGCCCATTAAGTGGTCGTTCTCTGGCCTAAAGCAGTACATCAATTGTCCGAAGCAGTACCATGAAATTAAGGTACTGAACAACTACGCCATCCGTGAGACAGAACAGATGCGGTATGGCACAGAGGTTCATAAAGCGTTGGAAGATTATGTCGCAGAGGGTGTCGTGCTGCCACTGAACTACCAACGCTTTAAAGGATTGGTTGACCCGCTGCTGGAGATTGAGGGCACTAAGATAGCTGAGCATAAGATGGCGCTGGACTATAACCGTAAGCCATGCGACTTCAACGCGCCAGAGTATTGGGTAAGGGGCATTGCCGACTTACTGATTCTGTCTGACGATACAGCGTTTATTGTGGACTACAAGACAGGCAGCAATAAGTATCCAGACGTGAAGCAGTTAAAGCTGATGGCCTTGATGACGTTTGCTCACTTCCCTGAGATTCAACGTATCAAAGCTGGACTGATGTTCGTGATGCACAATAGTTTTATAGATGAAGAGTACCAACGCAAGGACGCTGAGTCCCTGTGGGGTAATTTTAAAAATGATCTTGAACGATTGAAGCTATCGTACGAGACCGACACATGGCACCCCAACGCTACGCCCTTGTGCAGATGGTGTCCGGTTCGCGCCTGTGAATTTAATAAGGAGTAGTCATGCCATACGTTAATAAGAAACACCCGCCGCCTCGATCAGCATCTCTTCTCTGATCCGCATGTAGTACTTGTACACTTGCGGTGTCAGCGGTATCTCGCGTGTCTGATACAACACTTCTGGTAAGTCCAAGCACTCGGCCTTGTTAAACCGGATCGCTGGCTGTAGCGCGTGGAACACATCCGCCCGTGCCGTGGGCTTGGGTACCCACTTAAACCGCGTGAGCTGATGCATGACCTTGTCCCGCCATGCTGTCGCGTACTTGGGTACTTTTTCCGGTGCGACCAAACGCGCTAAGCCAAACGCATCCAGCGGGGACTGCGAAGCCGGTGTGCCTGTCATCATCCATAAGCGGGTGTGTGGCTGAATTAATTTTGCCAGCAGCTTCCAACGCACTGTGGATGTAGACTTGTAGGCGTTCGCCTCGTCGATAATGATTAGGTCAAAGTTGCCGTTCTTAATCTCTTCAAAGAGGATACCTACGCCGTCATAGTTAGTGACGA